TTGTCGGGCGTCTAATACAGAAAACGGCGGAACGATGAATTTCTCGGCGAGGGTTGCGCGCGCTTCTTGTTGGGTTAGCTCGTCGTCTGTCGATAGCGATGCAAGTAATTCATCGAGGTCAACCTGCGAGAACCCCGTACTCTCGAAATCGAATCCATTGCCGGACGACAACTCTTTCAACTGCGCGGCCAGTGCTTCGTCGTCCCACGTTGCTAATTCTGCTGTACGATTGTCGGCGATTGCATAGGCCGTCGCCCGCTTGCCAGCAAGTTCACTGACGACAACCTTGACCGTCTTCCAACCAAGCTCACGCGCGGCCTCAAGGGTGGCATTGCCAGCGATCACGATGTTCTTGCTGTTGACGACAATCGGTTTCTGCTGTTTGAATTCTGCCAGCGACCGCTTGATCGCGTCGATGTTATCGCGGTCATGCAGTCGCACGTTGGCCGGATCGGTCTTGAGCTTGCTGATCGGGAGTTCGATTATCTTCATGCCGCAATAATCCCGCATCGGCATTCGAAATGGACGGGCGGCATACCTATTCCGGCTGCTTGCAGTTCCATGTTTGACCTGCTTGTGATGTCATTAAGACTTGGCCACGGTGCGACTTGCTTCACGTCTTCGGGGTTAGAGCAGTTCATTAGCTGCTGACGTTGACCCATAGCGGAGGCGACTGAGAAGACCTTGCCATTCATTTCGTCGCAAACTTCGCATACCCTGGAATCCTCCATCGAGAAAAACTCGTAGTCCTTAAGTCCCGCTTCATCAAATCCACCGACCGCTCCGAAGTTGCGCGAGCGGCTCATGGCGTTGGCCGCTAATCCCTGCCAGTAGTTGGCGGGCTTCATCGGCACGCCGGGATAGTCTTCGAAGAAATTGCCGAGCATCTTGCCGATGTCTTTGCGTCCTAAGCCTTGCGCCATGCCCTCGGCCACGGTATTCGCAATCGCGCCGGATAGATTCTTGTCGTAGTAGTTGCCGATCCAATACAAGTGATGATCCGTGAGCCAATTCACTGCCGTCTTGTCCATTATGCCAAAGCTGATTTCGATTGAGGGTATGGCGTCGGCGACAATCGCCTTACCCATGACATAGGATTTGTCAAAAAGGTCAAGTAACCCAGCCCTCAGTGGCGTCGCCATGTCTGGCCCGATATGGTTGCGGAGAATGTTCAGCACGACGGCAATTTCGTCTTGCATCATTGTGCTCTGGACGGCCTCGATATAGGCGCGGGCGGCTGCCAACCCTTTTTTCTGTGCGGTTATCCATTCTTCCCAGACGATAGTCAGCCAAGCCTCTTCGTAGGGCAGGCGGCGGCGCTTCTCGATGATCTGGTCGATCAGTTCGACGGCATAGTCGCGTTCGTCAGTAGTCAGGCAGTGGAGGCACATTAGGCGGCCTTGTGTTTCGACAGGAAATCTCGCAGCCTCTTGAGTATGCCGACAATGGCCGACTTCTGCACTTGCTCCTGTCGCTTGCCCTTCTCCTCGGCGGTAGCGGCATTTGTGTCTGGTGGCTCTTCCTCTTGCCCGAAACTGCCGAACATCGGGGGCGGCGCATAGGTAGACTTAAATTCGCCAAGCAGCATATTGCGCACGGACTCATCGAGCTTCGGCGGCTCCTTGCCCATAAGTTCGGAGATCCAATCGACAGCATGACCGACCGGCACGACATCCTGCATTTGCGACATGGCGGTTATGATATTCGCATCGTCTGCCGTGGGCGTGCCACGTGACTTCATCCGCCAACGCTGGACACCCATATCGGCAATGATGGTGCGGTTAATTTTTTCGTCGAATGCCGTGCGCTCGGGCTGGAATACCTGCTGCTCTGCCACGATCTTTGCCTCTATCGCGGCGGCGTGACTATACTCTTCTGCGGCGCCGATCAGTAGCGGAGGCAAGCGGTACGACTCACGAATAGCCTTGGCATTGCTCTTGATGTATTCCTGAAAGAGCGCGTCCTGCTGTAGAAACTCGGTCATCGGCTTGACGTCGATGCGGACTGCAGGAGCCTTCTCGTCACCTAGGGGACCGCCGCCGGTTCCAACAGCCTCAAGCAGTAAGACCTTGTGGAAATTATCCGAGCCTTTGAAATGTTGGTCGAGGTAATCGGCCAATTCCTTTTCCGAATTGCCATTTAACTCACCACCAGAAACCGTGATGATGAATGGCGGAATCGTCTTGTTGTCGAAGTACAGGTAGTTGACTTTCTTCGCTTCGGTGCTGCCCATGATATTCATCAGCTCAGACAGCCACGGCGGTTCACCATAAACGGAGTTCTGCACGTCATCCGCTAAGTGGATAATCTCTGTGGCTTCAGTCCCGACAGGCCAACGGGAGCCGTCCGTCGCATATTCGCCGGTAGTCTTGTTCAGCGACCGCGGATCGCCGAATTCCTTAAACCATACCTTCTGGTCATTGACCATTTGGAGGAAGCGGCGGAACTTCGTCAGTCGTTTGATCTGAATCCACTCGGCTCCATCACGCAACCACTGAACGTGCTCTGTGAGCGTCGTCTGTCTCGCGGTGAGCCTGATCGTGTTTGACGGGACGTAGTGCAACTCGGCTATTTCATCGCCGATATTGCGGACTACCTCAAGATCGGCATAGCCGGTGAGGCACTTGTCCGCCCGCAAATTCATCTTGATGTTGACCCAGGAGTCGTGCGCGTTCGGGTAGTCGAAGAGCAATTGCAGCCGGCGGCGTTCAGCGTCATCGGCTGTACTCGGCTCGGCGTCCGGTTGTTCGACAGTCGGCACGAATTCCACCTGCCAACCCATGCCATCGATGTTCACCTTCATGGCCTTGACGCATTGCGCCATGACATCACAGTTGATCGTGAAGCGAGAGAGAATCGCCGGATTGTATAGCGGCTGAATCAGTTGGTTGGCGTCGTATTGCGAAGAGAACTGATCGAGAGCATTCGACAAAGGCACCGAGCTTGAGACGGTAGACATCTTGGCGAAAGACTTAATGCGCAGATGAACCGCACCCTTGTCAGCGCCTTCATCGGCAAACTCAAAACGCCGTAAGCGGGTTTTGTTATGCAGTTCGGTCATTCTTGAGTTCCTCTTTCATCGTCTCTTTGTCTTTGCATCTGGGGCAGGATGTCGGCTTCTGTTTCTCTACGGGAATGCTGGTGTTGCCAATCTTCTCATGGCAAATGGCACAGAATATCGGGTACTGTTTCATCCTGCCGGCTATCCTCAACCGCCCCTGGAATACAGCGTACCCGCCGCCCGTATTCTTGACTTTGGTTTGTTCCCATTGCCGTTTCCGTCTCCGCCGCCTCTCAGTGTTTTCAGCTTCTCCAGTACGTCGATATGTCGCCGGGCACCGAAGTAACCGATCCATAGCGCCGATAGTCGGTCATCATGCTTGGCCTCTTCTGGGTTGTATAGTTCGGAACAGAGGCCATCGGTGATTTGCTTGTCTGATTCTGTTTTATAGGGTAAGCGAATTTGATTGTTTTCGAAGAGGACGGAGAGTGAGGGATAACCCTCATAGGGGTCGAACTTGTTCCGTCCGGTATGGTGGGGCACCACTGGAATGCCGGTCTCAGTTTTCAGTTTCCAGTGGATGATTTCGCCGAAACTATTTGTCTCGGTGAATTGGAACTTAGGATTGAATAGTCTCGCCTGACTGACATAGAGGTCGTGAATCTCTTGCGGCGACAGACCGCGCGTGCGAGTTAGTCCGATTAAGTCAAAGTGGTAGTTGGGGAGAATGCCGAGTGTGATGATGACCGTGTAATCAGTGTCGCGTCGTTCGGCGTCCTTGCGGTTCATCGTCAGCGCCGGGTCGGCGCCCTGCACGATCGCGATGTAGGTCCCCGGGTTGAAGACGCCATAGGACAGGTTTAAGTCTTTGCACTGGTCAAGCCACGCCTTCTTGATAAGCGCGTTTTCGTCGTCAACAACTTCGGCCTGGAATTCGCGGTTAAACGCGATTGATCCCATGCTCTGCCGCTTGATGAGCAACTTGACCATCGGCCATTGTTGCGGGCAGAGAACCTCGCCTTGATCGCCTTCACCAATAGAGACACGCCACTTGGTGTCCTTGCCCCATTCGTCTAACTCGAAAGTATCGAGTTCGGTGACAATATAATTTTCCGGCTCCCTGATTAATGCCGGTGAGACGATGATCCTGTAGCCCGAATTCTTGAGGAAGTAGTTGTACAGATCATCGGGATGCTTGCGGTTACCGAGAATCCAAAGAACACCCCAAGGCTCTAAGCGCGTGAGTACCGAACCCTCGATGTACTCGACAGTCTTCTGTCGGACATCGGGACTGCGAACCGTCTGGTCGTCAACTGGATCGTCGATGATAATCAGGTCAAAGCGCGATCCGATAATGGAACTGCCAACTCCAAAAGCTTCAAAGGTGGGGTCTTTCAGTCGGGCAGTCCGAATGACTGTGAAGGATGTTTCGCCCCAAGGTTGATTCTTAGATTTGAAGTGCCCGTAGTCAGCAATGAGCTTTGGGTTTTCCAAATCGTTGCGGAGTAGTGATACATTCTTCTTGGCAAGTCGCAAACTCGCCGACACACAGCCGATGCGGATATTGCGTGGTTGTATGTCTCCAATACCGTGGAGGATTAGATCAAGGGGCTTGTAGCGGGCTACCAGTTCAGTCTTGCCAGCCCCGGGTTGACTGATGATGCCGCCCATGCTGATCTTGTCAAGGTCTGCCGACCATGATTCTTGACATGGCCAGAGGTCGCGGTCCAGATAGCAATTGACAAGATATCGCAGTGATTTCTTTGATAGAAACCGTCTACCGGATGATGTGGAATTGCCGAGCTTGAGTAGAAATTCAACGGGAGGACCAACGTTAGGTTTTGCCACCGCCATTTTCTTTCTTCAACTCAGCTACCGCAGCGGCAACCAACATCTTGGCAGTATCTTCAGTTAGCAGGTTTAGGATATCGGCGACCTTATCACTCTCTGGGGCTGTGGGGACATCAATCTCCACTTCCTTGAGCAATTCCCGCTTACCCTCGATCAGGTGCAGTAAGTTCGGGATTGTCGGTTCTATCTCGTTTTTCTTGAGTAGTTCCGCGAGACGCTTGATATGATGCTGTATGAAAACGTGGAGTGCATTAAGTTCGCTCGTCAATTTGAATGCTTGCCTGTCGTCCCCGGATTTCTGCGCCTTAACGAGAATTTCGTCCCGTCGCTTCCGCCAGCCGTCTTTTTTCATGTACTTCTTGCAGGTAACTGGAGAAACTCGACACTTGCGGGCGACTTCCAAGACAGATTGACAGTCGAACCATGCACGAAATA